CTCAAGTGATCCCCACTTGAGACAGGTCACGGTTTATGGGAGGAATTGCTCGTCCTCCTGCCTGGTGTATTCCGGGTAGCTACAGAGCAGGCTAACAATGATCGGACTTCCTACTCAATCGGTGACCGTAAGTCCTTGTGGTGTTCCGAAGCAATATCGGGATGCTGCACGGCAGCGAACTGGTGAATGGGAGATTGTGACTTGGGACTGGGACTTTGATCATCCAGATGTTGGATGCATGGGACGGATGTTTGGTTTGCAGATGGCCAAGATGTGTGGGTATGATGCGAGTGGGCGCATTTTCCAGAAGACTACCATTGTCTTGAAGGAAGCTGAAGTGCCACGCCTTATGCATCAGATCTTCCATGGCATACGCAATAAAACCAAAATTGAAAGCATACAATCAAATCTTGAGCAGACTGCTCAAACTCTGTGGCCCAATGGGTCATTGGAGCATGTTGCTATGCGCTGGTTGGCCGTTCCCATGATGATGAGAGTGTGTTATGGACATCAAGTCAAACTCTCACGTTTTCATGTAGCTTGTTTAGCTATGTGTTGCCAGTTCACCAAGGACAAGAAGACGTTACTCTTGCGACGTTCCGATTCATTGGGTGGTGCCTTAAACCACTGCGATGGAAAAGACACTAACTCCAAAAGTACAGATGGCAAAGATTCTTGTGATAAAGGGGACTCACCCCAAGACAAACCCGACGACAAAGGACCTATACATGGTGGTAGCACACCAGATGATGCTGATATTATTGCAAATGAGCATGATCGTGTCGTCGATGTGAATGGTGTCAAGTTGATCGTCGGTCAGGATTTTGATGGGACAGATCAGGACAACAAACAGATTGTTGGTGTTTTGACTGCTCCTACTCCAAAGAAGCCCAATGTATATAACAATAGTTCCGCTAATGCCAAGGCAGCTAAAAGAGAGCGTCTTGACAAGAAGGCTAGGCCTTTTACCGGGACTAAGGTGGATATCAAGAAGGTTAGCAGGTTTATTGGGGAAGCCTGTGGCACGAAGGGAAATCGTGCTATCTTTCTTGAGAAACGTATTCAGAAATGGGCTGAAAACTTCTTTCATCTTGAAGATATTAAGTCGGGCAAATGGTCCTTCAAACGACTTGAAGATTCATTGAATAATCTGTTGAAAGAAGCTTTCCCGAAGATGAACTTGAAATGCGCGGTCAAGTTGGAGCCGATGCAGGAGGGTAAACCTCCTCGTCTCCTCATTGCAGATGGTGATGATGGTCAGCTTATGGCGATGGTCGTTGTCAGATGCTTTGAAGATTTGTTGTTCGAGTGGTTTGAGGAGAAATCAATCAAGCACCTTCCGAAACGCCGAGCTGTGCGCCGGTGTGTCGATCGTATGGCAAAGAGTGGTGCAAAGTTGGTTGAGGGCGATGGTAGTGCTTGGGACACTACCTGTAATGCCACTATCCGCTCCCTAGTCGAAAATCCCGTTCTGAAGCACATTATGCAAGTCCTCATTCCATATGGTGTCGTGCCTCAACAATGGCATGAGGAGCATATAAATTGCTGTGATAAGAAGAAGTTGAAATTGTTCTTTCAGAAGAAATGGGATAAGATGAGGATGACCATTGAAGCCATTAGGCGATCAGGTCATCGTGGCACGTCTTGCCTCAACTGGTGGATGAACTTCACAAACTGGGCTTGTTCTATTTACAAGCAACCAGAGAGGTTTCTTGACCCCACAGTTCGCAAGGGTGAAGATGAGACTGGGCATGAACGTTGGTGGTACGGGTGCTTTGAGGGTGATGATTCTCTTTGTGCTTTGTTTCCACCAATGAAACCCGAAGATTCCATGGATGAGATCTTTATGGGATGGTGGACCCGTATGGGTTTCAACATGAAGATCGTCTATGTGAGCAGTCGGGCCACATTCTGTGGGTACCACATCGCATGTAATGATGGTGAAGTTACATTGGACAGTTTCATCTGCCCTGAATTACCACGTGCGATGGCTGGTGCTGGAGTCAGTTGCTCATCGACTATCATCGCCGCAGCTAAGGCTGGTGATGTAAAGACGGTGCGTGATATTGCAGCCGCAGGTGCTCTCGCGCGTGCCGCGGATTTTGCAGGACTGCTCCCAAGTGTTTCAAGGAAATTCCATACGTATGCCCTTGATATTAAGCACAGCACAGAGGTTGTAGATCGCGAGATGTCTTATAGGGTGATGGGTAAGGATGGATACAAGTTTTCGGACCTAGAAGAATCCATTGAGAGCCAGAACTTGCAAGTCACACCTACCGAAGAGCACATGAATCTTAGGGCTCTTAATTGCCCTGCTACACAGAAGGAGCTGGAGACCTTCGTGTTGTATCCTTGGAGTTTTGAATGTGTCGGTGACCATGAAGGCCACCTCGCCAGCTTACCAGCAAGCTGGCGCCCACCTCAATGAGGTGGGTCCCTCCGTGAAGGGACCATCGCATGCAAGCGAATGACGACCTAATTAAAAGGGGAGTTGCGCGGAAGATAACGCCGCGTGGCGAGACTGACATAACTCCATTCTCCAGCGGTTTACCTGTCACCGAGTCCGGGAGTTGCACGCATGTGGCGGTTTGCGTGTTCGGTTTTCAGCCAATAGCGCTTGAGACCCGAGTGTTGGGGCTTATTCTTTTGCTCACACCAGTGCAGTGGTGGAGTGTAAGCCTGCTGTGGGTTACGGGCGCCCACTGAGGTGAAGGCCAGTGAGAACATGCTATTTGATCCGGCATGGGGTTGCCTCCCCTTTAATTCTCAGGTACGAGACCCCCGCCTGCGTTTGCAGGCCAACCGCACGGACGGTCCCTCTGCTTTCCGATAAATGTGTTTAGAGGGGCGACAGTTCAATCCTGGTTCACGAGGTTTATCTTGCATGGCGCTTTTCCACTTGCGCTTAGGCTGAGAGCTTAACATGCATTGATTACCTTTGCTAGTGATGGCCGTGAGTTGGGCTTCGGGGTTCCTCCAATGGATACGGTACCGAGGCACCAGCGTATCTGGTGTAGCAGACAGTATGGAGTTGCAGGATTACACCACTTTGGTAGGGCTTGAGCCACCCGTCTCCTGTGACAAAGTTTTTCGCCTTTTGGTGACACATCCGTTTGATGTACTGTCTGTTGATCATTGTCTATAGACTGCACATCTGTTAATAGGTACAAGAGAACCCCTTGAGCTTGGTGTACACAAATTTCGCTCCTGGTGGCTTTGCAGCTGGGAGTCAGTCCTCACGCAATCATGCCGAAGAACAACGGTCGCAGGAATGGTAACGGGAATGGTCGCAAGCTTCAAAGCAAGCGCTTTTCCCGTCGTGGCCAGAGGTCTCAGGCACCCGCGTATCAGGCCCAGGGCACAGGACAGACTGTTGCTGTTCCCTTTGGGTGTATGACTCGCATTCCTCGCTCTCCGGCCATGTCATTTCAGGGGTGGAATGCTTTCCATCCTTACCATTTGCCGTTGCCCCGTGCCGTTGGACCGTACACGGTCATCCGTACTTCTGGGTTGATCACTACGAATCGTAAGTATATGCAATTCGGGACATTTGTCAACGAAGATAATAACTGGACTAACATTGTGGGCATTGGTTCTGGTGTTTCTGGAACTGCCATCAATGCTACAACTAACGCGTATCGCTACACGGTACCCCAGCCTGCTGTATCTTCCGCAAATGGGTCTGGCTTTACGTGTGTCCCGTCTGCATTAAGTGTGCAGGTCATGAATAACACATCCTTGATGGATGCCAACGGTATCTTTGCGGGTACGGTTTCCCACACCCAATTGGCATTGGGTGGTCGCGTGGAGACTTGGAATGATCTTTCTACAGAGATTGTTTCATACATGCGGCCCAGGCTTATGTCTGGTGGTAAACTTGCGCTTAAGGGCGTCCAGGCGGATTCATACCCGTTGAACATGTCCTTGTTGGCGAATTTCGAACCCTGCTCCAATTCAGTTGATGGCGCATTTACATACACGGGCGTTCCATATGCCGCTGGCTTTGCTCCTATTGTTTTCATTAACCAAAACGAGCAAGAAATTACGTACCTTGTGTGTATTGAGTGGCGTGTTCGGTTTGATATCGGTACTCCAGCCGTTGCTTCCCATATTCACCATGGTGTTACGCCTGATGGCGTGTGGAACCGTTGCATCGAAAAGGCGGTTTCTATTGGGCACGGTATGAAAGAGATTGCCGATATTGTCGCCACTGTTGGCTCCGGTGTGAGTAATGTGCGTGCGGCAGTGTCACGCGCACAGGGTGTGGGGGCTTTGCTTATGTGAGCCAAGCGATCGGTGCTATGATCGTCATTCCGGGGAGACAACCCCTTGGCAAAAACCCTCCTACAATTGTACAGGGGAGTACAGCGCAGCACACTAGCGCTTAATAAGAAAAGTGTTGACTTGCTGTCAATATGA